GCATTTACTGGCCAAGATGGTGCACAAACACAACAAAGTCTTCTAGCCCAGGCGATCACTGGATATGCACTTCTAGATGTAATTGAACCAACATACAATATGGAATATCTTTCACGACTTTATGAAATTTCAACATATAATTATTCTGCTTGTAATGCTAAAACATCAAATATTGTTGGTCTCGGACATATGTTTATTGAAACAAGAAAAACAAATGATGCCCTTGATTGAATTACAGATGAAAAGCAATTAGATCGTGCACGTAGAAAGCTTGCAAAATTAAAACAAGATTTACAAGATTGGTTAGATGAATGCAATGATGAAGATACTTTTACAGAGACTCTTATTAAGGTATGGACAGACTATGAGGCTACTGGTAATGGGTACCTCGAAGTCGGTAGAACGGTCCGTGGAGACATTGGATACATAGGACATATCCCAGCAAAGACAATGCGTGTACGCCGCCTTAGAGACGGTTTTATACAGCTTCTATACGGTAAGCTAGTTTACTTTAGAAACTTTGGAGATCAAGAAACTCCTAATCCAATTCTTGGCGGTGCAGATCGTCCAAATGAAATTATTCATTTAAAGAAATATACACCAGTAAACATGTATTATGGTGTTCCAGATATTATTGCTGCACAGAATTCTTTGGCTGGAAATGTATTTGCTGCTAAATATAATTTAGATTATTTTGAAAATAAGGCAGTCCCTCGCTATATTATTACAGCAAAGGGTGCAAAACTTTCTCCAGAATCAGAGCGTAAGTTGCTTGAATTCTTCCAGGTCGGATTAAAGGGAAAGAACCACCGTTCACTTTATATTCCTCTTCCAGCAGATACCCCAGATTCTAAGGTTGAATTTAAGATGGAGCCAATTGAAGCTGGAGTTCAAGAAGGCTCATTTGATAAATATCGCAAATCAAACAGAGATGAAATCTTGCTTGCTCACCGTGTTCCAATTAATAAAATTGGAACTCCAGAAGGTGTCAATTTAGCTGTTGCCCGTGATGCAGATAAGACATTTAAAGAGCAGGTTTGCCGTCCAGCACAAATGCGTTTAGAGAAGAAATTAAATCAAATTATTCAAGAAAAGACAGATGCTTTAATTATTAAGTTTAATGAATTAAGCCTAACAGATGAGGATACTCAATCTAAAATTGATGAAAGATATCTTCGCATGCAGGTTATTGTGCCTAACGAAGTTAGAATTCGTAAGGGCATGATTCCAATTGAAGGCGGAGATAAAGTAGTCGAATTAAAGCCACAACAGGCGGCAGAACAAACTGCTCAGGCTGGAAATACAAGACAAAGAACCCAACAAAGAGATGCTAATTCCCCAGATAAATCTGGAGAAGGAAGAAATGCTCAAGGGGATGGAAGACAAACTCCATAACTTTTAGTCGACAAGTATTTGCCTTTTTAAGCACACGTTGATAAACTTTACTGTATATGAATATTGAAAAAGCACATTGGTCAAGTAATGGAAATCGCCTGTCAATTGCGGTTCCATTCTCAAAGGTCAATAAGGAAAATAGAACAGTTTCAGGGTTCGCTACACTTAATAATGTAGACCAAACTGGAGATGTTGTTACGGCTGAAGCAAGCTTAAAAGCATTTGATGGTTTCCGTGGAAACATTCGTGAGATGCATCAATCAATTGCAGTTGGTAAAATGCTTTCATTCAAAGCTGAGACATTCTTTGATCCAATCTCAAAGTCATTCTATGATGGTGTTTGGGTAAGTGCTTACATTTCAAAGGGTGCACAAGATACTTGGGAAAAAGTTCTTGATGGCACACTTTCTGGTTTTTCAATTGGCGGAAGAATTAATGAATCAGATTTAGAAGTTAATAAGTCAAATGGTGAGTCTGTTAGATTTATTAAGGACTACGATCTTATTGAATTATCACTTGTTGATTCACCAGCAAATGAACTTTGCAATGTTCTTTCAATCGAAAAGATTAACGGAATACTTGTTTATAAAGGTTTAGTAGCAGAAACTTTTGCAGCTAATGTTTTTTTCTGTCCATCAGATAACATTGTTGTTTCAGAAATGTCAGCTGAAAGAAATTGCTCAGTATGTAATACAAAGATGGAAGTCATTGGTTGGGTGGAAAACAATGATGTTAATAAGGCGGATACAGTTCGATATGTCTATGAAAAATATATCAATAAGGTTTCTAGTTCTGCACAAGAACCAGAAAGCAACACCGAAGTAAAGGGAGGTACACAAGTGTCAGAAGTAACAGTAGAAGACACAACCGTCGAAACTCCTGCAGCAGAAGCAGCAGTTACTGAAGAAGTAGCAGCACCAGCAGAAGATGCAGCAGCAGACGTTGTAGAAGCAGCACCAGCTGCAGAAGCAGATGCCGCCAATACCGAAGATGCACCAGCAGCAGATGCAGTAGCTGAAGATTCAGAAATTGCAAAAGCTATGGGAGATCTCAAGGGCTTCTTGTCAGATACACTTAGTAAGGCAGCAGAGACAAACGCAGCACAGGTTGCAGAAGTTAAGTCAACTGTAGAGTCCTTTATGAAAAGTGTTGAGACAAGAGTTTCAGAATTGGCAGAACAATACAATACACTCAGCCAAAAAGTAGCTGAGGGAATTGACTCTGTTGAAAAGAGAGTCAATGCAGTTGAAACAGATACTGCAGTTAAGAAGTCTGCTGACCTTGGCGGGTCAACAGAGTTTGTAAAGAAATCAAAATGGTCAGGAGCTTTCCTCGGTTCCGTTAACGATATTTTAAACTAAAAAAGGCAGGTGAAAAAAATATGAGTAACGAATTATTAGAAAAGGCAGTAGCAGCTAACACAACAGCAACTACTAGCATGAACGGCCAGAGCCTTTCAGGTTCAGGTATCCACGTCGGAGCTACCCAAACAGGTGGTCTCCTAAATCCAGAGCAGTCAGCACGATTCCTCGACTACGTATTTGATGCTACCGTAATTGGTAAGGTCGCACGTACAGTAAGAATGAAGGCAGACACAACTGAGATTGATCGCATCGGAGTTGGCGAGAAGCTAATGAAGGTTGCGTCAGAAGCAGAAGACACAGGTTCAAACGCTGGTGTCACATTCTCAAAGATCAACTTGACTACTAAGAAGCTTCGTCTTGATTGGGAACTCTCAACAGAGTCTCTAGAAGACAACATCGAAGGTCCAGATCTAGAAGATCACATTGCACGTCTTATGGCAACACAAGCTGGAAATGACATCGAAGATGTAGTCCTTAATGGAGATACATCACTTTCATCAGATAACCTTTACAAGGCATTTGATGGCGTTGTCAAGAAGGCTAAGGCTAACGGACACGTAGTTGATGCAGGTGGAGCAGTAGTTTCCCGTGCAGTATTCAACTCAGCACTCAAGGCACTTCCACGTAAGTACAAGCAACGTCGTACAGACCTTCGCTTCCTTTCAGGATCTAACCTTATCCAGGACTTCCTATATAGCCAGTCAATCTCAACCAATTTTGCAAACCCACAAGATATCGCATCAAGCGTTATCCGTGGTGAGGTTGCACCACTTGGTGGACCAGCAGGTTATGTAGCACCATACGCATTTGGTATTCCAATTGTTGAAGTTCCACTCCTTAATGAAATCCAAGCTGGAGATTATTCAGGACACACAGGTTCACACGGTGACATCCACCTTTCATTCCCAAATAACGTTGTTATCGGAATTAAGCGTGACGTAACTGTTTACCGTTTCTTCTGGCCTCGCAAGGACTCAGTTGAGTACACACTCTACACAAGAGTTGGTGTTCAAATTGAGCAAGCCGATGCATGGGTCGTTGTAAAGAACGTTAAGGTAGCTTCCTAATTTAGGAAATATACTATTAAAGACCCTCGAATTAATTTTCGAGGGTCTTTACCTTTTAAGCTCGTAATGCTATAATTGAACAGAACAAAGGAGATTATATGTCATTTTCAACAATGAAAATCGCAGAACTCAAACAAATCGCAGAAGACTTTGCAGTGGACCTACCTAATTCAAAAAGCAAAGCAGAAATTATCGCAGCCTTCGCAGAAGAAGGCGTAACTTGGGAAATTTACCAAAAGACATTAAAGAATCTAGAAGATGATTCAATTGAGGCGGATGAAGCAGTCGAAGTATTGCCAAAGTTTGACCCAAAGGCGGCAACACCAGAAGACACAACTCTAGTTAGAATGACCAGAGCAAACTTCAGATACGATATTCTTGGATTTACCTTTACAAAGGAACATCCATTTGTAGCAATGCCATCAGAGAAAGCAGAAGAACTTTTCAGAATTGAAGAGGGATTCCGTATGGCTACAGCTACTGAAGTAAAAGATTTTTACAACTAAAAGGAAGATTAAATGGCTGAGTTATACGTAAATAGCAACGGAGTTTTGCGTCAAAAAATTTATTGGGCAGGAAAGCCAGTAGATACAGATAATGATGTTTCTGTTGCTGTTTACGATGTAACTGAAGATCCAGCCATTATTCCAGCACTTTCTCCAACAACATTGTTGGGAACATATACAGCATCTAATTTAGAAACAGATAATGGAAACTATGAATTAGTTCTTCCATTTAATCTGACTGAAAGAAATAGAAAATTAAAGCTAATTTGGTCTTATAGTGTAAATGGAGAGGCTGGACAGCAAATTACGTTTGTTGATGTTGTAACTCCATATACAAATATTTCTGAAGCAATTGATGCTTTAAATTTTGGAGTAGACCCATCAGACCCAGACTACAAGTCATATGAAGAACTTATGCGGGCAGAAGCTTACGCAAGAAAACTTATTGAGAATTATACATTTGATCAATTTTATCTTTATGATGATGTTCAAATTGTTTATGGAGCAGGCGACGATTCAGTTGCTACTCTTTACAAGGTAAATCAAATTCATGAATTATATGCAAATGATATTCTATTGCTTGATAATCCTCACAATATAAATAATATTGGATATGATATTATTCCAGCATCAACTGGATATGGAATTAAAATTGATAGAGGTTCTTCAATCACAAGAGACAACACCGTGTACCTTGCAAATGGAATGGTGTCTCCAACTGTATATGATTTAGGATTTCAAGGTTTCTTTCAAAAAGGTGTTGCCTACAGAATTCAAGGAAGATTTGGCTGGGATTATGTTCCAGACGAAGTAAGCCTTGCAACAATTGAATTAATGAAAGATTTCTTTAACAGAGATACACAATGGAAGCATAAGTATGTAAAAAATATTCAGACATTTGACTGGAATTTTGAATATGATCCAGGAGTTTATAATGGAACAGGAAACTTTTATGCTGACAGCATTCTTTCAAATTATGTTGTCAAGCAAATGTTGGTGATCTAATGTTAACAGATTTGGTAGGAACAATCCTGTCAATGAAGGTTGACATTTATGTACAACAAGATTTTCAGGATACAGACACAGGTGCAATTAAAAAGTCTTGGATTTTAGACAGAACAATACCATGCTTTGCAAAAGGAAATATTTCAAATTCTTCAAGTGGTCGTGGATCTGACAGACAAAAATATGGAACAAGATACAAAGACATTGAATCAATTTCAGTAAGAGTTGGAGAATTTATTTCTCACAGAGAAAAACTTGTAAATATTAGAAGTGATAAAGATCAAACATTATGGTTTGAATTAAATTATCCAACAAGTACACCGACTGTTTTTGAAGTTGTTGGCAATACTCCAATTACCGATCCGTTCGGTGCAGTACTTGGATACAACTTGATGTGTGCAAGATCGGAAAATCAGACAATTGATTAACAATACAATAGCTTTAGAAACAGCTTCACGAGGCTTAGAACGACTTATGGTGGGTTCTAAGCAAAAAGGAGTTATAGACGATGGCGGGACAGTTCAAAAAATTTCTGCTGGACTTTATTATCAGGTTAATGTAATGAATTCAATGGTAACAGAAGATTGCATATCTCAAGGATATGTAAATAAAATATTTAATAAAATTAAGTTTGATTTAAATGAATTTATGGATATGCAAGCAAGATCTAAGCCAAAATCATTTCACCATGTTTATGAATGGGGAAAAGTTGGTCAATCAGATTCAAGACTGTTTACAATTAATAGATCTAAGCAAAATGGATTTAATTTTGTTTTAGGATATGATTTTAAGCTTTCAACAACAACTGTTCCAGAAAAAGGAAAAAATCCAAAAAAATATGTTTTTAAAAATAAAGCAATGGTTATGGAATATGCAGAGCAAGTAATTGTTCGTCCAAAAAATCCAAAGGCAGGTTTATCTTTTGATATTGATGGAAAGTTTATTACCCTTGCTGCTGGAAAATCTGTTAAGATTAATAACCCAGGCGGTAAAGACGTTAAACTTTCATTTGCAAATGCATATACAAGATTTATGTCTGGGACAGTTCAAAATTCAATTGCTATGTCTGGAGCTAAAGAATCATTCCAGACAGTAATAGCAAACTCTATGCATTTGCCAGGTATGATAAAAGCAAAATCTTATTCTTATAATCCAGCATCTGTTAAGAATGCCGCAAAGAATGCAGTTCAATTGAACGGGAGAAACATGTGAGTGTAAATTACAAATTAGATTCAGCTAATGAAGTTCGTAAATTTTTATGGCGGGAATTAGAAGCACAGGGAATCTTTAAAGAAGCAGACTACTATTCTGATAATGTTGGGGAGATAATTATCCCTATTATTCCAGTACAACAACAGCCAGAATTAAATCAATTCCTTAATGGCAAAAAGCACATAGTCTATGATAAAACTAATATGACTTATGACTCTAATTGGCTTATATGCATTGAAAAGATGCAATTTACTTTATATGCAATTGATGTGTCTGATATCAATGAAATGAGAAACTTCATTATTGACCTATTTAGAAGAATGGATGAGTCAGCCAGAGATATTAATAGCTTTATGGGAAATACTAGTCTTATTAGATTTCATACAATTTATATGTCTGATATATCCCCAATTGCCCCATCAGAAGAATTGCAGGGATTCCTTTCAGCAGATGTTATTATTGAGGTAAAGTATTCAAGAGACGTAAATTCAGCGGGTAGATACAATTAACCCTTGCTTTATGAACTGATCAACTGTAAAATTAGAACTGAGGAAAGATGCCTAGCCAGCAGCCACTAAAAAATTTATAGTATTCCAGGAGGTGGAAATAAATGGCATTTGAAGCAAAAAATATTATTGTCGGAGCAGCACCGCTGTTCTTGTCAAAAAAGGATTCAACTAACGCAACATACGCAACAGTTCTTCCAGAAGGAACTAACGTAACAGCTAATGCTTCAATCTATGATCCAGCAACTCGTGAGTTGTCAGGATCAGGATTATCAGCAGCATATGCAAACGTTGGTTACACAAACAACGGTCTACAAATTACTTACAACCCAACATACGGTTCAGTAACAGTTGACCAGCTTCTTGATACAGCTAAGCTGTTCAAGGAGTCAATGGAAGTAATGCTTGCAACTGAATTCACAGAAGCAACACTTGAGAACGTTCTTAAGGTATTTGGTCAAGGAGCAGACACTCTTTCAAACGATACTCTAGGACTCGAAGCAGGTGCTCTTGGTCAAGAGCCAACAGAGCGTCAACTTATTGCTGTAGGTCTTGCACCACGTTCATCAGCAAACAAGAAGCGTGAGCGTGTATATTATGCACGTCGTGTACTTTCTGTACAGCAGTCACAATTCACACTTGCACGTAATAACCCAACAGTATTTCCAGTAACCTTCCGTCTTCTTCCAGATG